ATCCATAGCAAAGCCTTTTATCATATACTCTTTTAATACACCAGTTGCCCAAATTCTAAAATGTGTTGCTTTGCGTGAATTAACACGATAACCAACTGAAATAATGGCATCAAGATTATAGAACTTTATTTTTCTTTTCACTTTCCTTGAGCCTTCCTGTTGAACTATCGAGAATTCCTCGGTAGTTGAACTTTCATTAAGCTCACCATCTGCATAGATATTTTTTAGGTGTAAAGATATATTGTCTGTTGTACAATCAAACAATTCCGCCATTGCTTTTTGGCTAACCCAAAAAGCACCTAACATTCGTTAAGTACTTTGCATTACTTGTTTATAGTCACTTTGTAATTGCTGCCATTTCTCACTGTTACTCTTCTTCATTGCCCGAAATGCTCCAAAATTCTTTGGAGTTTTATCCGGTAGTGCTAACATATACCTTTGCCATTGCTTTCTGTCAGCTCTCAATTGACGTTTTTTCTTCTGTGCTTGGTTGTAGATTTCGAGCTTTTTCTTGTCCTTCTTAGGAATATCAAAAGGACGGTTACTTTTTTCCCTGTCGCCTTCCGGGTCATCGGCCAGAGCTTCTATGTAAGGAACTAGCAGGTGTCTACAGTTGGGGTGAATATTTGCGTAAGGACCTTTATGAGCTATAGTCAATGGTGGGTACCGCTTATCATTTCCACTTATACTATATATCCGCCCTTGCAGCGGGTAGCATATCGGACAGCTAGTCGAATGTTCTGTCATTTTTACAAGGTCATATCCCAACTCAGTGAGTTGGTTTAGTGTTGCTTTATTCGTTGCCTCAGCTGTTGTACTCCTAGCCACAGTTTCAGCGTACGCATCTAGGGATATCATTCTGCCCCTTTTGTCTTTTATTCTGTTAACACCATCTTTGATTAGTGCTTCAACAAGGTTTTTCTTGCATTGCCTAACTGTAGAGCCTTGAGCTACCTTTTGAGTTACTGCATCAATACCGGCTTTTCTAATTGCGTCCTTAAGCATTCGGCCAACAAAATTATTGGCATCCCGTAAATCATCAAAAGCATTTTCGGCCAATACCTTAATTGCATTAGTATGAAGTTTTGAAAAAGCCTCAGGCTCAGGAACACTAATACCCATTCTTTTTAGCTCTGTATTTGCTGAATAAATGCCTTCCTGGTAGCTTTTCTTTATTGCCATATTTGACCATTGTTTTGCTTGTTTATTGAGCTTTTCAAGCTCGGTATTGATTTGACTTATCAAGCTTTTTTTGTACCATGTTACATTGCCTTTTGCTTCTTTTTCAGCAATTGTTTTTATTAGCTCAGCCTGGGCTTTCCGATATATTGTGATGAGCTGCTGTACATGTTTCGGCAACATTATTCATCACCGCCGTCACCGTCATCATCCCCAGCTCCAAAACCTCCCGTATCAAGTGCATTTTCGGCAGCTAAATCTTCAGCAATTCTCTCCATTTCAGATTCAACCTCTGCATCTGACATATTGTCCATACGCTTAATTGCTGTGCGTACTGATAGCGTCCTTGCTCCACCAGTTGAACCAGTTCTTATTGCCATTACCTCAGCTTGCTCCTTGTCATCGGAAGGAATGCCATCCTGCCAAGCGATGTTAATCGGCTTGTCGGTAAGGTTTACTTCCCCAGTCTGCGAACAAAGCTTAATAGCTTTTTTCAGAGCCGGGTCTAATCTCATCCTTAACCTTTGAGCTTTTGCGAGTGGAGTAATCATAAGCCTCTTTAGCGCGCTGCCGGATTCAACCATACCCTGCTTAAGCTGGCCGAAACAGGCCTCAGATGTTTCGCTGATTATGTACAACTGCTGCATGAGTATTTCTATTTCCTTCCAGTTTGATTCTAGCTTTGCATCCCACACAACATATCCCGGAGGAATTCCGCCGAGAGGTACCGGGAAATACTTACCTCCGCCTCGAAATATTTCAACACCAGTTGCCGGATCTAACTCAAGAGCAGATTCGTCTCCGTACATGTTTGGATCTGAGTGCTTGTCGAGTACTCTGCTTATCTGGCTTAACCTTACCTCGAGTTCCTGTATTATTCCGTCTATATCGGTATAGTCGTCAATGCCAAAATACTCGTCCGATTCAACAGTATTGTGTACCGGGATTATCGCAAAATCAGAAAGTCCGGTGCTGACTTCCTCAGTGCTGAGAAGTCTTTCAATTTTCTCACCGGCCAATAGATATTCATTAGCAATATATTTTCCTCTTTCATGTATTTGTGCCTTGAGTATTTCATCTTCCCCTCTTTTTACCTTCCAGGCTAACACATGATATTGTTCTTCTTTTATGTTGTCAGGACTGACAACCGGGAACCAAATGGACGGTGTGGTGAGGTCAACTTTCCCGTTGCGTATGTTAAAAAGCCCGGTACCATATCGGGATAAATCAAGCACAACCTGATAAGCTGTATTAATGAGATCGCTTTTCTCTATGATTCTTCGCAGCTCTTCATCTTCCCTCGAACCATATTCGCCGGCCGAGAAGCGAGGTTCTTCACTCAAAAGCAAATCTCCCCACAAGGTAGAAAGACGCTTATGCCAGTTGAATATTAGCAGCAAAGATGCGTTTTGTTCTTCGCGTAGAATCCTTATCCAGTCTTTGAATATCTCATCATGTTTGCCCTTGAACAGTTTTTTATTTTCTTCGTACTTTTGCAACCTCGATATCTCGCTCACTGGAGGCCATGGCTCACCGGGATTCAAAAAACTTAAGTCTGTTAGCAAGTTATCACCATCCTTTAGGTTTATTTCGTGGTGTTCCTCGATTCTTACGCAACCTACTTATCAGTATTTCAACCACGTCCGGAGCATCGTCATGTGGAGCACCATGTTTATATCTTTCAATTTCATCATTAAATGTTTCGTTTGCTCTATTGAAAAGAATTTGAGCCCCATTTACTAAAGGCTCAATCTGCATTATCCTTGCATGTTTGTTTTTCGTATTTCGTACCGTTTTTATCTGCCGGAGAAGTTTGTTTTTTATCATTTCGTCCCGGAGATATTTTTTAAGCAACTCCCTGAAAAGGTTTTCTTCCACAACAACTTCGTAAATCTGTGGGTATTGACGAATCAGTCGCAAAATAAACTCAACTGTTTTCTCCGGACCATACTTCATCAAGTAACCGTCTTGAACTAAGTACCCTGTTCTCCAACAACCACCTATTGCAAAAGCTGTACTATCTCCCTTACCTTCGGACGGGTCAACCGCAAGCACAAGCGGAATGTTTTTGTCCGGCCATTTTTCCCAGTATGCGAGTGTGAATACTTCGTTCTTTGCGCTGCGTGGTTCGTTCTGGTCTTCCTTCCAGAAAGCATCCTCTCCCCACTTTTCCCTATTCAACATTACGTTGTAATAAGCACCTTTGTATTTCATCTCTTCATCAGGAAATCTTCCTGGCCATAACACTGAAGCACCGCGCAACATTTCCTCTTGATTTTCGAGATAGAACTTGTATGCGTCATCAAACCTATTGTCGTTGTTTATATCCCGGTAGATTAATCGCCATTTATCCCACAAGTCTTCGCGTTCCGGAAAGGAAGTCACACACTTATAAAAAAGCACTTTCCAACTCGGGTCCTTTATTACCTGAGCTAAAAGTGCGTCCTCTGCAAGTAGCGTACCGATATAAAAATAATCTGTCTTGTAGTATCCCAATCGGCCAATTTCTTCCCTGAATGCTCTCTCAAGTTTTTCGCGAAGAGACGGACTCTCCATAGTCTGTTTGTCCTCCAAGTCATCGAGTATTATTAGGTCCGGACGAGTGTCCTTATTCATACCTCTTAGACCTGACTTCCAACCTGTACAGCAAACCCATACACCAGTATTCAAGTAAATCTCTTCGTTATTCCAAGTGCTGCCCTTGAGTTCCCCAAAATCTTCGACTATGGCTGGACTTTCAAGTGCTTTTTGGATTTTTTTCAGGAAGTTCTCAGCTGTGTCGCTGTTGGCCGATATAAAGAGAACGAATTTTTTCTTTTCGTATACTGCTGACCAAGTAGGTATTGCGAATGAACTTATTGTTGATTTACCATGTTCACGAGGAGCAACGACTGCCTGGTTCTCCTGCGCTTTAGATTCTATCCTTGTTCTCAGCGTGTCCATTATCTCAATTGCATAGTCGCCAAAAGCTCTTTCAAACTGGTCCGGCAAATATGCTTTACAGAAATATTGTATATCCTTTTCGCCAAGAGCTCTCCTCAATCCAGTTGGGCCGGTGAGCGGATATTTCTGAAGCAAGGTTTTGTATGAGTTTGGATAGTGTTTCTTTAGGGTTTTTAGCAGCAGCTTTTTTTGCTTGTCGTCCATCATAGCACCCCTTTTACATACTGAGGTATTGCAAGATAATAGAAAGTTTTTGTGTAGTATTTTACCTTCAGGAATCTTATACACTTGAACCAAGCATATATTGCGTATATTCTTCCTAAAATAGGTCTGCAATAATCTATTTCAACTGGTACTTTGATGAGATGGAAATTTTTTAGTTTAACCATAGTTATTTCCTCCCTTTTGTTACCAAAAACTACTTTTCGTAAAATTTGCCGCGAATTTTTTTAGGGGTTGGCGACCACCCCCCGCCTTCCGGTTCTGGAGGTGTACCCCCCTATTCAACTTCCAGCACCTCAACCGTTGTCCCCACCGGGATTCCTCATCACAATTACACGAAATATTCATTTCGCATAATATTACCATTCCTTGCAACGCAACGTTCAAGCATGTTTCAAGGTTTTAGCGTAATTACAAAATAGAAAACTGGAAATTATTCGCCCTCATTTTCCATTTCCTGTTCAATTTTCTCTAGTTCTTCAACAGTTAATTTCTCTGGTTGCTTTTGACCTACAACAACATCTTTGTACATTCCAAAATGCTTCCCGAGCAGCTCTAAAGCCTTCATTTTATCGTGTAGCTTAATCTTCTTGCTTCTTCCATGAGCAGTCGCTGTGTTGGATATTTCAGCTATTACCTCACCGTCTACCTCATCATATGCCTTGAATCTAATATCCCCGTCCTCATCGTACTCAAGAAAGTCTTTAATATCCGCTCCAGCTATCTTTGCGAGCTGTTCAAGTACGAAGTCTTGGTTGATTTCAATGCGTTTTTTACGCTTTTCTATCTCCTCTTGTATAGCCTTTTGTATGTCAGGTTTTGCTAAGTTTTCCGACGCTATAGACCTGGCCGAATCCTCGCTATAACCTGCGGCTATAGCAGCCCTTGTCGCATTAAAATCAACAATATATTCTTTTACAAATAACTCTTGTTTTCTTGTCAACTTTGATGTCATTACATCACCTCCAAACAATAATAAGATCTAACCACATATCTATCACATTTTTCACATAAAAAAAAACAGCCTATTTCTAAGCTGTTTCTGGAATATATATTAACTTATCTCATTAGCTTATCTTCTATTGCTTTCCATTACAATCCTCCTTCGGCAACTCAGGTAGCGGCATCCAATGAGTTACCGTTACGCTGTCCTCTCCTACACCACCACCAGTAAACCACCCTGCATGATACAACTGCTTTTCCCCATTATAGTAAATCCCAAACCCTACTCTTTCTCTTGCGTCAAGACACAGCACTATTTTTGATACGCCCCATTTATCATCACATCCGGGTAACTTTTCGATTACTGGTATCCATTTCATCTTTTAACCTCCTAAAATAATATCCAAACCCCATTCAATAGCGTCTTTTGTAAAATTCTTTTCTTCCGCTATCTTCCTCCAGCCAATTTTGGAGTAAAATTCATAATAAACATAACGATAATGCTTATTATCTTCCTCTTTGTATATTTCCCACTTTTTACCTATTTTGTTATCTGTGATTGTTTTAATTAACATTTT